CCTGATGATGAAATTCTTGTATCCTTTGATCTGATATTACTCATACATAGACCGATACCAGCTGCGTCAGATGAATAAGTTGAGATGTCTTTTAGGGTATCCAAAAGTCCTTTTCTTGAATCATCATTATTATAGTGCAAAACGCAAGACGCTAACTGAGGAACCTTAGTTCCTGCGTTAATCATAATAGGAGTTGCCGGTGAAATTAATTGATTTGACAAGGAATAATAATATTCAATAGCCTCATCAAAGGAATTTGTAACCCAAAGCGCAACTCTCATATACATGTGTTGTGGCCTTTCAATTGACTTTCCGCTTGAATTTTTTGTTAGATACATTTCTTGTAAAGATCTCCACGCAAAATAATCAAAGTTATAATCAAGTTCGTGATTGATTACTTGGTCAATTTTTTCTTTACCGTACAATTTAATAATATAAATTAATTCATCATTGATAATCCCTTCCTTATTTAGGGTCTCCATTACTTCTGAAAAGCTTGGATTGGTTTCCTTATGATAAGCCGATATTGCAACTGTTGCCGCCAACCTACTGTAATCATAGTGACTACCGGTATATGATGCAGATATCTCATATATCAACTTATCCAAATCTTTTGTTGTAATTTTTCCTTCAGTTGGAACTGATGTAATTACCTTAATGAATATTTCGTCTGAATTAACATTCAGAGATTTAGCAGCTTTTTTTATTCTGTTATATATTTTGGTTGGATTGAAAGCAGCTTCTTCTCCACCTTTTTTAATTATTGTAAGTGACATAGGTTTAAAATTTTAAATTTTAGAAATCTTCATCAAACGAAATTGCTTCGTTCAATTTTGCTTTTTGGTATTCAATTGTTCTACTTTCAAAGAAATTACCTTTGGTTTCAACTGCGATTTGCTCCATAAATTTAAATGGTTGCTCCACATTGAATTGTTTTTGACAACCGAATTTAACCAAAAGTCCATCAACAACAAACTCCAAGTATTGTTTCATTAGGTTTTGGTTCATACCAATTAATGAAACTGGTAATGATTCAGTAATAAATTCTTTTTCAATTTCAAGCGCTGACAACAAAATTTCTTTAATTCTTTTTTCTGAAATTTTATTTTCCAAATGATTATTGAATAGATGTATTGCAAAATCACAATGTAAATTTTCATCTTTAAAAATCAAGGCATTTGCGTTACATAATCCTTGCATTATACCTCGTGATTTTAACCAAAAAATGGAACAGAATGAACCTGAAAAGAAAATACCCTCAACCGCCGCGAACGCTACCAATCTTTCTTGGAAAGATGCGTTGTTTATCCAATTAAGAGCCCAATTGGCTTTCTTTTGAACTGCGGGGAGATGTTCAATCGCCCTGAAACATTCCAATTTTTCATTTGGATCTTTAATATATGTATCAATCAATAATGAATACATTAAAGAATGGATATTTTCCATTGCCAACTGAATACCATAGAAAAATTTAGCTTCGGGGTATTGTACTTCTCTATAAAAGTTTTCAGCCAAGTTTTCATTGACAATTCCGTCAGAAGCCGCAAAAAATGATAATACATTTTTAACGAAAAACTTTTCGTTATCAGACAACATTTCCCAATCTCTGATATCACCACTCAAATCAACTTCTTCAGCAGTCCAAAATGCGGCTTGATGTTTTTTATAAAATTCCCATATATCGTGATACTCAATGGGAAAAATAACAAAACGGTTTGGGTTTTCTTTTAAAATTTGTTCCATAATTAATTTAATTTTTGATCTTTTTCTTTTCTTTTATCCATCAATTCTTTCATTCTTTTACGACGTTCTTCCTCTTTGTTTTCTTCATGACCCAAGAATGTTGTAGATGATTCAACATCTATTTCAAGCATCGCATTGTCAAATTTACAATTTTCAAAGATTATACCATCATCTCCGATACGAGATTTTGTAATGGCAATTGTTGCCAATTTCATTTCCTTTTGTTGTAATGTCTTAGCCACTGATATAATAACGTGACCAACTTGAGCTTTCTTAATAGAACCCCCCATTTGATCTGTGGTAACAACCTCTGATGAAATTGAACTACGATTACCTTGAGTTGCCGTCCATCCAACCAAACTTAATTCGTGACACATAGCTTCAAAACCTCTCATAACCGAACCTTCACTTTTCCATTCATCTTCTAACTGCCTATCAGGTAAAACACAATCAATATAATCCAATAAAACCATATCAATTTGCTGACCATCGGCAATTAATTTTCTTATTGAATTTTTAATCTGATTCATAGACAACGTATCTGAAGCATATTTTTGTAAAATTAGTTTATTTTTCATTGATCCTTCAACTTCTTTTACTTTATTTATCGCTTCATCCTTTTTTACGGTCAAATCGTCAGGGTGGATCCCTGTCCATAATACGATGTGTTTTCTTTGAATGATCTTTGGATTATCCTCAAAAAATATTTGAAGTACATTATAACCCAAATTAAATGCGTGATTTGCTACTTTTGTCATAATTGTGGTATTATGGGTCAATACATAGTCTCTAGTCACATACAAACAATCTGGATTTGAAACTTTAATACAAACTGAACCTTCATCGTGTGAATAAGTTATTGATTTAACATATTTTTGCTCAAGATATTTAGTCCTTTTGTAATATCTATTAATCTTCCTTAAAAGTTTAAACGGTACAACATTATTTGCAAATGATATTGTAATATTATAAGCCAACTGTCCTTCTTTTTTAATACCATTATAATTATATGTTGGTATTTTAGTATTTATCCTAACTGTACCTCCCAAAGATAGAACTAATTCTCTAACATCTTCTGAAAGTTGTTTTGATACTGTGGTAAATTGTACCGTCCCTTTTTTATCTACATAACCGTCAGTATCCATTAATCCTTGTAATAAAGAAATTCTAACTTCCGATGAATTATAAATATAATCTTTTGGAATGAATTTGTTATTAGAACCGCATCCATATAAATCCATATTTTTTAATGACATAATTACAGGATTAATTAATCCACTTTGTTTTGTAATTCTATGGTTATATTTTGTATTAGTAACCCTTTTAATTCGAGAGTTATTGGGTAAAACACTTTCAGCGTATTCAACAAGTTCAACATCCGCAGTTGTGAGAGTAACTTGCTTTTTAATACCACCATCGCCCAATAACAATCCAAGTAAATATGGATCAATTGGAACTTCTTTTACTTCAAACTCAACTGGACTAACAACAGGTAATCTATAATTGTAACGACCTCTCTTCTTAATATCATTCATCATATCTGATGTTTTTAAAACCTTATAACCGTAGTTAGGCTTATAAACACCTTTACCATTAACTCTTGTTTTTGCGGTTCTCATATTAAGTGTATTTACACTCCAAAGATGTTCAAACCCGCAAAAGGTATGTGTTCCGTCACTAAATTCAACTTTATACATTGGTCTAACACCTTGGGGGTAAACCCCTAACACATATTGTTCTTTACCGTCACTTCCAATTACCTTATCTCCAACCTTAATATCACCCATTGTTACCCATCCTGTTGGTGTTAAGACCGGTTCTGAGATAGGTTGGTCTTTTCCAACCCCTGTCGGGGCAAGTATAACACCAATCTCACCTTTAGCCAATCCACCTTTTAATAACCTATCAATACCAGGAATACCCATAGGGATTGGATGTCTGTAATCCTCGTTTAAAACATCGTCCAAGTTTGAGAAAACATCCATAAGTGAAATTTCTCTTTCTCCGACTTGTAACGCATTTTTAAATAATTCCTCAATTGTGTCATAACTTTCAAACTCACCACCATCAATGATTTTCTGAGCCTTTGTCATGGCTTTTGAAACTTCTTGTTGCTTACAAAATTTCAAAGCCTTTTCTTGAACAAATTGAAGTCCTTCAACGTTAATATCTTTGATTTTTTTTATTGTGTCAATCACAACCTTTGCAACGGTTTCTTGAGGTAATTCGCTTCTTGTAATTTGGTTTAGCGTTTCAAACGATGGTGATGCTTCGTACTTTTTGAAATACTCTTTAATCATTTGTAAAATGATTTTGAAGTATTTGTTTTCAAAATAGGTTGGTTCAATAACATCAATAATAGAATGGGCGAACTCCTTATCAATGACAAGTTGGTTAAGTAATTGTAACTGAAATGTTTGTCCTAAATATTCAAAATTTTTCTCTGTCGCCATATAATTTCTCTTTGATGTATTGATAAATATTACACATCCAAACTATAATTCATATAATCAAAACTTAATTTTTTTGTTGAAAAAATCTCGGTTAGGGCTGTCAGAATGGGTTTTAATTTTGGTCGAAGATCGACTGTGTATCTAACTTTGGGCGGATAAACCTTCGCGTCGAGATACCTTGAATATAATACACTTTCACCATTTTTAATTGTTAATGTGAATTTTTCAGGACCATTTAAAAACGATGTTTCCATAATTTCAGGGTTTTCAAAAATCTCATATTGATTGTCCATCATATAAGTCGCAGTTCTAACTCTTAGATTATCACGAAATTCTGTAATAAACTCCTCAATAAATTCATGCAATTCCACTGAATTTTTTGCCTTTGGATTATACCCCCTCACATTAAAAAATCTTTGGACGATAATGTTTTCATTCACTTTTAACAAAAATTCCAATTTTGTTGTTTCTTGATCTTTCATAATTTGTTTTTTTGGTTTTTAAATTTTGTTTTTTCTTTTCTTGTTAGTTTTAGTATTGGTTTTAAAAATTCAACCCATGCGTCGTCTTTTTTTGGTAGGTATTTGAATAACCCATCTTCCATCATCATTTTAATTAGATTTTTATAACCTCTCCCATCAGGGTCTAATGTCTCACTATAATATTGATTAACAATTTCTTTAGCTTGATCTGTAATGAGGGGGCTTGATAAATCTATTATTTTTTGATTTATCGTAAAAAACTCTTCACCATAAATTCCTTCTTTTGTTCTTCCTGTAAGTAAATTTTTAAGTGCGACATTTTCTTTATCTTCTTTTAAAAGTGTTTCTGCTTTTGATAAAATATCATCAAATGATACTAAATTTTCAAGTACCTCAGGGAATAATTTTACCAATGTTTTTTCACCAAATAACCTTATACCATCAATATTATCAGATGTGTCACCACAAAGGATTTTAACGGTCTTGATATTAAAGTGGGGAAACTCTAAATCTTTATTTTTAACCATATCACCCATCTTATATGTTTTTTTTGCGTTGGGTGAATAAACTGACACCTTACCTGAAATAAGTTGTGTAAGATCCCTATCCCCTGAAAAGATGGTTATTTGTTCATTCTCAGCTATTTGACAATAATATGATATAAGGTCGTCGGCTTCATTATTATCAACCTCAATTTGTCTTACAAACATTTCTTCCAAATATTGTTTTATTCGTTCTTTTTGTCTGTAAAATGATTCCTTTTTTTGATCAGTATCTGTTGATGACCTTTGCTCTTTATATTTGGGATATATTAACTTACGTGAGGATGAATTTGAATCTCCGTCCCACATAACTACCACCTTGTCAAAGTTTTGTTCTTCTATGAACTTACGGAGGGTATTTAAGAAATGATAAATACCTCCGATATGTTCTCCTTTGTGGTAAAATTCTTTGACTCCATAGAAGCCTATCTTGAGCAGATTATTTGCATCTACGAGCAATGTTTTAGTCATCTTTTTTTATTCTTCTGGTTTTTCTTCTTTCAATTCAAAATCACCATCCACACCTAAAATTTCTTTCCAATAATCCGCATATTCTTTTTTGTATTTTTCAATAGATGTTTTTTCCTCTGCGGGTTCTTTACCTGCTATAAATCCGTGTGGTGTCACAATAATTTTACCATCATCATATCCTAAACCAGAAATATGATTTTTAAGAACAGAGATTTTAGTTCTACTCGCAAACTTTACACTTCTTTTGTCTTTTGTTGCGGTAATCTTTGTAGTACCAGCACCTTTTTGATTACCAAACAAGAATACTAAAGATGAATTTAACCAAATAGCCTCACCACCTTTTGCTTTAATTTTTGCTTGACCGAAAGGATTGTCAGGTAACTCAACCCACGGTTGATTCACAATAATCAACGTATTTTCATATTTACTATCTGATTTACGTGACCCTGAAATTCTTTGATTAATACCCATACCTATTTTATCTGCAAGAACTGCCGCATTGTGTTGACGACCACCCTTTCCGTCATATGTCATTTTACACGGAACGGACCCCACACTATCCCAGAGAAAACATAATGAATAATCTAAATCACCCTTTTCTTGAGCATCCAATAGTTCATTAATATAATCGGTAATTTGTTCGATATATTGAAATGAGTTGTTAAATAAAAAGAACCCATCCCAATCCATTTCTCCTGTTGACTCATCAACAACCTCATCACATTCAAATCCCATCATCTTTGCGTGGTCAAATGACCATTTTTGTTCAGTGATAATGAATACAGGTAAAGTTTGTTTTTTCTGAGCATCAACAGCCGTCTT